GACCGGCTTCAGTTCCTTCACCCCGGCAGTAACCGCACATCTCACGGCGGCCGGGACTAAGACCGGATTCAGTTCCTTTACTCCGGCAGCCACTGCAATCGCGACATTCGCACGTTCGCATACGGTATTCGGTTCTTTCACCCCGGCTGCCACGGCACACCTCACCGCAGCGGGAACCAAGACCGGATTCGGCACTTTCAGTCCGGCAGTAACCGCACATCTCACCGCAGCCGGAACTAAGACAGGACTGGGTTCCTTCACCCCGGCAGTTACCGCAGTTGCCACGTTCACGCGCTCGCATACGGTATTCGGCACGCTGGCTGCGGCTGTAACCGCGCATACCGTAACCGCCGGAACCAAGACCGGCTTCAGTTCCTTCACCCCGGCAGTAACAGCGCACCTTACGGCGGCCGGGACCAAGACCGGCTTCGGTACCTTCACCCCTGCTGTTACCGCACACGCGGCATTCGCGCCTTCGCATACGGTATTCGGTACCTTTAACCCGGCAGCAACCGCGCACCTTGTCCCTGCCGGAACTAAGACAGGATTCGGCCACCTGACCGCTACCGCAACCGCCGGAGCGGCATTCGTGCGCTCGCACACGGTATTCGGTGCACTGACTGCGGCAGCGGGCGCTTCTACATCGCTTAACGGCGGGCTGCTCAGCGTGACCCTGGTCGGTTCCGTCGGTACTTTCTCCGCTACCGGCTCCGAGCCTGTAACCGCCGTGTACGGCCAGTCCCCGACCGCAGGAAACCTCCTGGTCCTGGTGGTACAGGTCGCTAACTCCGGCGCTCACAACAACTCGGTGACTACGCCGTCGGGATGGTCGGTCCTGACGCCAACGATATCGAACAGCACCACCGCCGGCGTTAATATCCACGCCAACGTGGCTTCTTTCTACAAGGTGGCTGCCGGCGGCGATTCCGCCCCCTCGGTCGCTTTCACGGCTTCGGCGACTTACACGGTAGCGGCCACGATATTCGAACTGGCCAATGCCAGCGGAAGCGCCCCTCTTGCTGCGAGCGGCGTGTACAACAGCTCCGGTTCGGGAACGGGCACCGCAACCGTTACATTCTCGGAAACCACGACGGGCAATATCCCGGTTGACGGCACGTTCGCTATTGCTGCCCACTCGCAGGACAGGGCGACATCGACAAGCGGGGAAACCTGGACAGAGAGCCACGGCTTCACGCAGGTCACGACTTACCCGGGAGGATCGAGCTTCAACTGGATGCAGGTTGCCTACCTGTCCAGCCCGACGGCCGGAACTACGCTTACCGCCGGCGGCCATTTCACCAGCACTTCCTCCGCCTATGGTGCCGGCCAGCTGATTGTCATCAACCTGCCTTCCGCTGACAACGGGAACCTCGCCGCTGCGGTCACGGCACAGGCTGTATTCGGCGGCACGAAGACCGCGTTCGGCGGATTTACCCCGGCAGTGAGTGCACAGCTCACCGCAACCGCACACGGAACAGAGCACGGAGTGCTCACCGCACAGGCTACAGCGCACACCACTCTGGCAGGAACCAAGACCGGATTCAGTTCCTTTACCCCGGCTGTAACCGCACATGCCGCTTTCACAGGCACCAAGACAGGCTTCAGCTCTTTCACCCCGGTCGCTACCGCACATGCCGCCTTCACAGGGACCAAGACCGGATTCAGCTCTTTCACCCCGGCCGTAACGGCAACGGCCGTATTCGCAGGACAGGGAAGCGGCCACGCGGCATTCCAGGGAAGTATTACCGCCGTTACCGTTTTCGCCGGCACCAAGACAGCCAAGGCCGGGTTCACGCCGGCAGTAACGGCGCAGATTTCACTGACCGCAACCAAGTCGGGTTCCGGCGGCGGAGCTGTTACTACTGCCGTTACCGCGCACACCGTAGTTGCCGGAACCAAGACAGGATTCAGCAGCCTGGCTGCGGCTGCGACCGCGCACACCCTGATTGCCGGGACGGATACACAGCACGGCAGCCTGACTACGGCCGTAACAGCGCAGGCAGCCTTCGCGGCGATCAAGGGGAAGACCGGGGCCGTAACCCCGTCGGTATCCGCCGTACTGGCCGCTGCCGGAACCAAGACCGCGCACGCCGTGCTCTCCCCGGCAGCTACCGCACTCTTCTCCGGCAGCGGCTCGCGGGTAACTGCCGGCGCTGTAACAGCGGGAATTACCGCCGCGTTCCTCGGCCGCGCACAGCGCGTCGCCAAGCAGCTCAGTAATATCAGCGGCACTGTCACTGTCGTAAGCCTGAAGGGCACCCCGGCTCCCGAGAACATGGGGGCACTGATTACCAGTGTCTTCACCGGGGGAAGCGCCGTAGTAAACAGTACTCTCGCCGCCTCGGTTGTGCACGGTCTTCTCCGGGGCACTGCCGTTCAGGCGAATACGGGCGGAATCGTAACTCCGGTAAATTACGGCGGCCAGCTTGTCATAGTTCCCCGCCAGGGAGATTGACGGTACCATTGCAAAGGGCGCCACATGGTGATGACATAAGCGCCCGGGAAGAATAGGATGTAGATATGGCTGAAGAGACCCGGACTACGATGTGGTGCGACGTATGCCGTCAGGCAGACGACCACCCCAGGCATCATGTTCTTCTTGCGGACGGTACCGTGCAGACGCTCCACATGGACTGCTGCCGTGACAGTGCCAAGTGCCCGGACGAGACCTGCCACGACATTCTCAGCGAAAGCGGAGAGCAGCGCGGTCACGCACTCCTGGCGTGGATTAAGGGGAACAAGTAATGTCCAGTGGACTGGCTTCTGGTATTGCCGTATCTTGCGTCAGTGCGATGATCGGCAGGAGCAGCTTCAGCGCGTGGAGCGGCACGGTCGGAAAGATCAAGCTGATGTCCGGCGGTACCAACAACGAGGCCGGCGACGGTACCGAGATTTCCGGGGGCAGCTACCCTGCGGGCGGCATTTCCCTCGGCACTATCTCTACGACCTTCGGTGCGGCCGGCTATTCCGGCGGCGTGGCGTCTGTCACCAATTCCGGTGCGGCAGTTACCCAGACCGGCATGCCTGCCGTCGGCTCTCCCGGCGTGACCGATGCGTCTCTTTACGACAACAGCTCCGTCCGCTGGTGGTGGGGTACGCTTTCCTCGGCTGTCATCACGAATTCCGGCGACACCCTGACCTTTGCCACGAGCAGCATCACTGTCCAGCTCAACGTCTAACTCGTATTCTTGGGTAGGAGGTTCGTATGTCTTCTACCGTGTATTACGCCAATGCCGCCGAAGGCGTGCCTGTAACTCCTGTTACCTTTAAAACCAGTTCGGGGACAGCTGCCGACCCGACCTCTGTTACGTGCGTAGTCATCGACCCCCAGGGAAACTCGACTACGTACAATTACAACGGCTCGGCTCCGTTCAACCTGATTACCCGTACCGGCACCGGAATCTACGCTCTCCAGCTCACCGGCCTTTTCATTCCCGGGCTTTACACGTTCATCTGGGTAGGTACCGGGGCCAGCGTCAACCAGACGACGCCGGGTACTTTCCGCCTCATGTCGCTGACCGACATCGACAACGCGGGAATGCAGTTCTGGTACTGCGGCATGGAAGAACTGAAGTCGCGCCTGTCCATCACCGACACTGCCGACGACTACGAACTCCAGATGGCGATCAGCACCGTCACGTCGTGGATTAACAACTACTGCGGGCGGCATTTCTACCAGATCACCGAAGCGCGCACCTACCGGCCGGACAACGTGTGGACGATGCCGATCAATGACATCGTGACGTGCAACAGCGTTGACCTGGACTACGACGGCGACGGCATCTACGAGGTGCACTGGACAGAAGGCGTCCAGTTCCAGCTTCTCTACTACGAGCACGGCTATAACAAGCACAACTGGGGCGTCGCGCACCCGAAAAACTACCTCCAGGTGCTCTCGGGAACTGCTTCCAACCCGTATGCCGGAGGCCAGTGGCTTCCGTGGCTGTGGCCTTTCACGCACCAGGACCGCGTGAGGATCACCGCTACCTGGGGCTGGGCAGTTATCCCGCAGGACGTGACCATGGCCGCGCTGATCCTCGCTGCCGACCTGTTCAAGGCAAAGGACGCGCCCTGGGGAGTCGCGGGCATCGGTGACCTCGGTATGGTCAAGGTGCAGTCCAACCCGTGGGTCGTGGAAATGCTCCGCCCTTACATCAACGTACGCAACAAGGTCGGCGTCTGATGACGGCGACCAGCGGGCTGGACTCGAACCGCGCCAAGAACATCCTGGACGCTATTACGGGCAAGGCGTCGCTGACCGCGTGGAGCGGCACCACGGGCAAGCTGAAGCTGATTACGCCCACGGGAACGACGAACGAATCGGGCGACGGCTCCGAGGTAGCTTCCGGCAGTTACCCGGCAGGCGGTATCTCGTACACCGTGAGCAGCACATTCGGGTCGTCTTCCTATTCGGCGGGAACGACTTCGATTACGAACTCCGGCGCGGCGGTCACGCAGACTAACATGCCGTCTACCACTGTGGCGTACATAGTGCTGTACGACAACGGGGCCGTGCGCTGGTGGTGGGCCGCTCTCACTACGTCGGTGACTACGAACTCCGCTGACACGCTTACCTTCGCTGCCAGCAGCATCGTCCTTCAGATCGCCATGTAAAGGTGTACACTCCTGGCATGAGGCTTATCCTGGGTGCCGGCAGCAAGCTTTTCGTGTGGGAAACTTCTGTCACGAAGGTGAAGATGCGCATCGCGGGCGAGGCTTCCGGGGAAGCGGAAGAGGAATTCGAGCAGTCTCCTCCGCAGGACCCCCACGGTACGCTGAGTTCGCACCTTGAACTGTCCCCGCATGCCGTGTACGAAGGCGCTCAGGCGAAACGGAGGTTCGGTTTTGGCGGCGAAAAAGCCGGGGGCTAAGCCGGCGGCCAAGAGCGTCAAGAACTCGAAGACCGTCACGGCGAAATCCCATTTCACTTCCCGGCAGAGGCAGTCGTACCAGGCTGCACTCAAAGGCGCGCTCAAGAACGCCAACCGCGAGGCAAAGGCAAGCTCGATCGCCAACTCCCGGCTCCAGGCAGCCCTTACCCGGCAGCGCCGGCGCAACAGGTACGTGCAGCGCACCCAGGCGAAAATCGTCCGCAACACCTACCTCCAGGCCCGTTACGGCGTGCAGAACTACTCCAACGCCGGCATTCCCCTCCGCAGCCGCCTGGCTACTGCGAAAGCCGTGAGCGAGTACCTTCAGGTCAGGTACGGGAAGAAGACGTACTCGCTCACCACGACCAAGGGAAGCGTCCGTATCAAGCCCCGGGTGCAGCGCGGGCAGGTCGTGGCAGCGGGAAAGCGGGCACTCACCAAGTCCTCTACCGGCAGGAACAGGACCGCGCAGGCAGTAGCGAACAGGGTAGCCCGGCGCACGTCCGCCCAGGCTCCGCCGTCCCGGCGCAGGACCGCTCCCCGGAATCTCAGGAACGCAGACGGCACCCGGTGGGTTACCGCAGGAAACGACGAAGGCACGGAAAACTGCACAGCGGTCGCTATCGCTAATTCCTGCCTGTACAGCCTGGGATACAAGCCGTCCGACGAACAGGTCGCGATGATAAAGGGCGGCCGGCTGAGCGTAGCTCTCTGGCTGCTGCACCGGGACAGTACCTGGTGGCCGGCAGAGCTTTTCCGGTACCGCCGGGTTAACCTGGCCGTGAGCATTCCCCTGCCGGGAGATATCGTCGGGTTCGAGACAGAGAACGGATCTCACTGCGGGCTCCTGCTGCCGGGAGGCAAAGTGGTAAGCTGGGGCGAAACCGTATCCCTGGAAACCGAGATTGACGAGGCTTGGACACCTGTATGGAAGATAACGGGCTAGACCCGGAAACCGAGAAAGCTCTCCGTGATGCAATGGACCAGGCTGAGCAGGAAGTCCGCAACGACGGGGTAGCCAGTATGGCCGCGTACATGCGCCGTACTTATCTTTCGTTCCGGGAAACCGGATTCGGGAAGGTACCGTCTTATGTCTTCACCCTTCTGCTCTACAGGAACTTGATTCACCGTGGCTGACGTATCCGCCGTGCGGACTGCCCTGGCAAGCCAGATCCAGTCCCTTACCGGCCTGACCTGCACTCCCCGGATGCCGGACACTATCACCCCGCCGCAGGCAGCTATTCTCCCTGCCCAGCCTTACGCGAAGTACGGCATTACCCTGGGCGGTCACCTCGCTTCTCTCGGAGCGACGATTCCCGTAGTCACGGAACTGAATTTCGCAGTGTGCGTATTCGTCTCCCGTGCGGCGTCAGTCGAGCGTGCCCAGCAGCAGGTGGACCAGTACCTGGGATTCGAACCGTCGTCCGGGGTGGTCTCCATTCCCATGGCTATTGACGAAGACCCGACACTCGGCGGTGTCGCCGAGTTCTGCGAGCCTGTTGTGGTGCTGGCCTACGGCGACATCGACATCGCCGGGCAGCCTTACTTCCAGGGACGGCTGCACGTTGCCGTTTCCGTGCACCAGGATCTGGGCTGATGCACCTTTACGACGAGCCTCTTCAGATACGGTGCTCTAACTGCGGACGCTGGTGGAAACCGGGAAACGTCAACTGCGGCGTACTTCACCTCGGCAAAGGCTGCTGCCATTACGGCGACACCGAAGTTCCTGCTCCGGAGGAAAGCTGATGGGCTGGGCTAGCGGAAACGAGGTATTCGACCCTATATGCAGGGCGCTCCAGCAGGCGCACATGGTGCCGGAAGCCCGCATAAAGGTCCTGAAGATCGTCATCGAGGCAATGCAGGCGCAGGACTGGGACACCGAACTGGAAAGCCTGGAGCGCTTCGCGGACGACCCTTTCACCGTCAGGGCGTTCAAGGAATGCGGTGTGCCGGCTGACGACTACGCGGAAGAATTCTGGGCATGGAAGAGGCGGCAGTGCGAATCCTGATGTGGTGCAATTACCCCATCTAACAAAGAAAGAAGCCGCAATATGAGGATTTTGCTCGTACATCCCGGGCCTGAGTTCAGCGTGGCCGATGTTTTCAACGGGTGGAAGAAAGCGTTCGAGAAGCAGGGTCACGAAGTCGCCGTCTTTAATACCAACGACCGGCTCAGCTTCTACTCCCAGACCTCGATCCCTGACCACAAGAGCGGCAAGGATGTCTGCAAGGAATGCGGCCAGCCTCCCTTCAAGAACTCGATGACTAAGGAAGACGCTGTTACGGCATCGATGCAGGGACTCACGCACGACCTGTACTCGATATGGCCGCACATGGTTTTCTTCGTGTCCGCGTTCTTCACGCCGGCCTGGGTACTGGACCTGATGCGGCAGCGCAGGCACAAGGTAGTGATCCTCCACACCGAGTCGCCGTACCAGGACGACGAGCAGCTTATGCGCTCTCAGTACGCGCACCTCAACCTGCTCAACGACCCGGCGAACCTGGACGAGTACGCGTACCTGGCCCCGGCAATGTACATGCCGCACAGCTACGATCCGGACATCCATTACCCGGGAGCGGTTAAAGACAAAGCCCTGGATTTCAGCTTCATCGGGACGATGTTCGACTCCCGGCGCAAGTTCTTCGAGAAGTTCTTCGAGCTTGCCAGCCCGGACCCCGCGAAGATAGCCCTGGGAGGCGCAGCGTGGGACGGAGACCACATGGACGGCTCGCCCCTGCTGAAGTACCTGGGCCATCCGCGTGACGAGGCCGTAGACAACGCTGAAGTCGCGGCGACGTACCGGCGCTCCAGGGTAGGTATCAACTTCTACCGCAAGGAAGCGGAGGCCGGCCACGCAGGCGAAGGCTGGGCTATAGGGCCGCGCGAGGTGGAAATGGCAGCCTGCGGCATCCCGTGGATTCGCGATCAGCGCGGAGAGTCAGACGAACTTTTCCCGTTCCTGCCTACATTCTCTTCCCCGGAAGAAGCGGCAGACCTGCTGAAGTGGCACCTCTTGCACCAGACGGAAAGTGAGTACCTGGGCACACAGGCAAGGGCAGCAATCGAAAACCGTACGTTCGACAACCACGCGGCGATGCTCATGAAAGAAATGCTGAAGTTCGGGCTGCTGTAATCTTAACGACTTGCCCGCATGTTCTTAGCTAGTTCTGAGGCAGGCGCAGCCTAATCTGAGAGCATGCGGGTAAGGCTGACTCCCGGGCTTGCACGGAAGCTGCTAGCGGAAGGCTCTCAGGTTCTCGTCAGGCACGAGTGCCTGGTGTGGATGGCGGACAACTTCAAGCTGCTTGAAAATTCAGTTATATCACTCGGTGAAGACGGGAAGCTGATCGACGGCTACCACAGGTGCACTGTCACAGCCGTCACGGGCCGCACCCTGGTCATCGACGTACAGGTGCAGCCGTATACTCTGGAGCTGTGACCCAGTACTACGTGCACGTATCGCGGGAACTGCTGGAATCCCTTGACCCGGGCAGGCTGCCCGACGGATTCAAGTTCGTCATGCGGTGGGGACCTCGAACTCCGGACATGGAATGCTGGCTCGTGGACGATTTCTACGCCCCGGCAGAATTTGACGGTTACCTGGTGGAACCAGTCTTCAGTCATGACTCTGACGCAGGCCGCACCGTGATAACGGAACGCCGTATCTGCACCAGTACAAGTATGCCCTGATTACGGAATCTGGTTTGCTGAAATCCACACTGGCACATCGGCTGTACGCCCCTTAACCTGGAAATGGACAACCATCATCCAGGAGGCCAACTTGTCGCGTATCCATGGTCGCAACGGCATCGTCTATTTGGGCGTTAACCCGCTCGACCTGGCGTCGCCCATGGCCTTTCTCTCTGACTGGTCCATCAACTTCTCCGTTGCGAAGGTTGACGTTACCGCAATGGGCGACCAGAACCTGATCTGGGTAGCCGGCCTGCCCGACGCTTCCGGTGACTTCAGCGGGTTCTTCGACACCGCGACCGCGCAGACTTACGTTGCGGCCCAGGACGGCCAGCCGCGTAACTTCTACCTGTACCCGTCCACGATCGGGTCGCAGGGCGCAAACCCCGGCCAGTACTTCTTCGGTCAGATTCTCCCCGACTACAGCCTCGCCGGCGGCGTTTCCGCAGCCGTTACGCTGAAGTCCACGTGGAACGCGGCAACGAAGATTTCCAGGTACCCCGTAAGCGGTATCTCCGGCTCCTAACCCGGGTTCGTTCCAAAAACGGAAAGACTGCTTCAGTCTTTCCGTTTTTGCATTTACTGGTAAGCTTCTGGCCATGACCACAGCATCTAAGGCGGACCGTGAACTCGCAGCGGTTCAGCTGGCTAAGACAGACAAGGACGTTCTCAATGAGGACACTGCCGAAGCCGTACAGGGACGTGTCGTCGGCAAGAAAGAATACGACGAAGTTGAACTGAAGGGCAGGAAGTTCCGCATCCGCGAGAAAGTCGGTGCTATCGCCATGTTCAAGTGGAGTGCCGCCGCCGACCTCAATTCCGACGACCCGCGCGCACTCGGCGCTATCTACGCCATGCTCAAGAGCGTAATCGTCAAGGAAGACTGGACCTCATTCGAAGACCACGCACTGGATTCCGACGCCGACGCCGAAGAACTGCTGGACGTAGTTACCAAGGCACTGGAAATCGTTTCCGGGCGCCCTACACCGCAGTCCTGACCCTCTTCCGCTGGATAGTCGCGTACTACCCGGTATTCGAAGGCAAGCTGCTCTGGTCAGGACAGCGAGTTACAGATTTCACGATCCGCGAACTGGCGAACATGGCGTACTACCACCACGTCAGTGCGTTCCGGCCTCCCTCGGAAGAAGGCCAGCCGACAGTTGACGAGCAGATCGTCACGTTCGAAGAGGCTATCGGACAGCGGGTATCCGCAGAGTCCAGGGCTAACGAGATGTTCCGCGCTTCCATGATCGCACGCGGCATGGACCCGGACGCCAAGCCCGAGCTTTCTCCTGAACTGGCGGCTAAGCTGGAAAGGGACGCGATGATGTCGGACAGCGACGTGTTCTTCTCCGGCGACACCGACCGCGAGTTCAAGGGCAGGAAGTTCGAGGACAGGGACTGCAAGATTGAGTAACGGCGACAGCGTAGAGATCAGCGACGAGGCTGTCCTTGCCATGCTCCGTGACGAGGAAGGCCCTGTCGGGGACCTTATGCGCGAACTCGCCGACCAGATCGCGGCTGTAGCCCGCGAGAAGGCCCCTGTCCGCATTCCCAGGAGGTTCCGTACCGGCCGGACTTCCTCTGCCAGGGCAACAGGCTACACCCGTGCCAACATCGAATCCGTAACCGGCCACGCCACGACACACGACGATATTCTTTTCGGCGGCGCGAACGCACCTGAAGACCCGGGACTTTTCCTTGAACTGCCGGCTAAGCAGATGCACGAGAAGCACCCGTTCCTCTCTACCGCGCTCGATTCAATTTGGGTAGGCTGACAGCTGAGCAGCTAAGGGGGGTACGTGTCTCGTAACATCGGAGAAGTACGCGTATCCGTCCTGCCTGACGGCACCCGGTTCAAGCCCGAGGCAACTGCGGACCTGAAGAAGGCCGTAGCCGGAATGCAGGCAAAAATCCCGCTGGTTGCCGATTCCGAGCGGTTCAAGGCTGAAACAGACAAGGCAGTCAGGTACGCCGACCTGAAAAAGGCAACCGTCAGGATCGACGGTGACGCCAGGCCCCTTGACGCCAAGATAGCGGAACTCGCTGCCCGTTCTGAAGCTCTCCAGAGTTCACTGGGCCGGATAAAGATCAAGGACGACGGCGGAATACTCGCCGCAATGGCGAAGCAGGCCGAGAACCTGCGGGGCAACCTCGAAAAAGTCGGAGACGAAACAGGGCTGGTCAAGGCCCAGGCGCAGCTCCAGAAGATGGTCGATGTCACCGACAAAGTACGCCAGGCTGTCGGGCAGACTACTTTCGCCCAGGAAGAAATGGCGAAGGCCGCCCAGGATGCTGCGGTCCAGTCCGTAGCTTCTTCTACACGGTCGTCTGACGCCTACGCAAAGGCAGAAGCGGCGAGGGCAAAGGCGGCACTGGATTCTGAAGCGCGCATTGCCAAGGCACGCCAGCAGGATCTTTTCGATGAATCCAAGCGCATCACGCAGACGCGTGACATGTACGCCGGCCTGTTCGATGAACTGGACAAGCGCGACAAGATCAAGGTCGGGATCGACGGCCAGTACGCGGCAGCCGATATGGCGAAGTTCCGGGCTAAGATCGACTACCTCACCCGGAAGACTAACCTCAAGCTGGGCCTTGACCCGGGTGACACGGTTTCCAGGGCTACGGTACTGCGCGAGCAGGTAAAGGCGCTTCTCAGCAATATCAAGGCGAAGGTTGTCCTTGACGAGAACGCGAACAGGGGCTTCCTGGCCAGGATGTTCGCCCTCCGGAAGGCTGCCGAAGGCGAAGGCGGTGCGGCCGGAGCAGGATTCGGCAACAGTTTCGCGGCTAGGCTGGGCAGGTCTGCCCTGTTCCAGAATCCTGGTATCACGGCCCTGGTCGTAGCCGGCCTCGCGGCACTGCCTGCGGCCCTGGGCGCAATAGGCACTCTCGGCGGAATTGCCCTTGGTGCGGGCATTGTCTTTGCCGCCGATAAGATGATCAAGAGCCAGCAGGCCAGTCTCCAGGCGGCTGTCAAGCAGGCTCAGACCGTTCTTACCTCCAAGACCTCCACGGCTGACCAGAAGAAGGCAGCACAGGAGCTTATCAAGACCGACCAGGAGCAGATCGCCGCCCTTAACAAGGAAATGGCTGCGTTCAACCAGGTTAACAATGCGGTAACTCACCTGAAGACCGCGTTCCTCAACTTCGCGGTCGTAGTGGCCAAGCCGCTGCTGAAGCCTTTCGCTGACGCTATCAACCTGCTCTCGCGCGAGCTTGACGGCCCGCTGATGAAGTCGTTCACGAGCCTGTTCAAGGCAGTAGCGCCCCTGGTGCACCCGGTGGTCGTGTCGCTGCTGGAAATCGCCCAGGGAATCCTCCCCGGGCTGACCGACATGCTGAACAAGGCACGCCAGCCCCTGACTGACATGTTCATCGGCTTCGGGAAGATCGTCGGCCTGCGCATAGGCGACTGGTTCAGGGACGCCATCCCCTACATGCAGGCTTCGGTGAAGTACTTCCTCGGGCTCATCAACGCCCTGGGCGTCGTAGGGTCTTACCTGGTCAAGTTCGGCGGGGAATCGGCAAAGGCATTCGGAGACCCGGCGCTCAAGGGATTCGGTCCTCTGCTCGAACGTATCGCGGACGACCTCGTAAAGCTGGTAAGGCCCGCATTCGAAGGCTGGGTGGAGGTAATGGGGCCGGTCACCAAGACCCTCGCCAAGATCGTACTTCCCCTGCTGGACTTCGTAGCCAACAACCCCGGCCTGGTGAAGGCGATTGTCTCGATGGCTGCCGCCTGGTATGTCGCGTCCAAGGCAATAGCTATCGTGAATATCGCACTGCGGGCAATGGATGTCGCAGAACTCGCCAACCCGTGGGTTGCCCTGGCAGCGGCAGTCGTGCTCGCAGCCGTTCTCATCGTCAAGTACTGGAAGCCTATTTCCGGGTTCTTCGTCACCATATGGCACGGAATCTACGGCGGCTTCGTAGGCCCGCTGACCACCTTCTTCACCAAGCTCATACCGCAGGCTTTCAATGCTACGATCGAATGGGTAAAGAAGCACTGGCCCCTGCTGATAGGACTGCTGGGCGGACCGTTCACTGAAGCTGCCGTTCTTATCTACAAGTACCACGCTCAGATTGCCCAGATAATCCAGACTGCCTGGGGACACATCAAGAACGTGATCGCGGGTGCGGTAAAGCCGATAGTTTCGGTAATTACCGGCATGTGGAACGGAATCGTACAGATAACCAAGCCTGTCTGGAATACGATAGTACAGATCGTAAAGACTTCTGTCCTGATTATCGTCGGCATCGTCGGAGAAGCGTGGCGCGGGATAAAGAACCTGACCGGGATAGTGTGGCCGTGGATTTACACGACGGTAAAGACAGCCTGGGGGCACATAGAAAACGCGACAACGGGCGTCGTAAAGCCGATGGTTTCCTTCGTCACGGGTGCCTGGAACACGCTGAAGTCCGCAACCGGGGCGACGTACAACTGGATGTTCAGTACCGTCAAGACTGCCTGGGGGCACATAGAAAACGCCACTACCGGCGTGGTAAAGCCGATAGTTTCCTTTGTCGTAAGTTCCTGGAACACGCTGAAGTCGGTAACCGGGGCTGTATACACCTGGATGTTCAATACCATCAAGGGAGCCTGGGGGCATATCGAGAATGCCACCACCGGAATTATCAAGCCCATGCTTACCTGGATTCAGAGTGCCTGGAAGACCCTGGAATCCTGGACCGACACGACGTTCAAGGGAGTTTACAATTACATAATCA